CCTGGAGTTCGCCATGGCTGGGTGAAGGCGCACCGTAGGTAGATTGGATGTAACTACCTAAAACCCAGCCATGGCGAACTCCAGGAATAACGACCCCGCAACACCGGGACTGATACACAAGATGATCACATACCTTTTTAGCAAGGATGAACCTGAGACCATTGAAGATGATTTGGAAAGCATTACCAACGCCGCAATTAACCTAGTGAGCTTACAAAACTCCCTGGGGGAAATCAAAGCCGGTGCTACACTCAGCGAAGTAACAAGGCAAGAGCAAATCCTTGAAAAGAAGAACAAGATCATTGAATTGCTGGAGGTAAATGACCAGAAGAATCTTGAACCATCATATGAAGAATGCCGTGCGTACATTGAAAACAGAGTTACCGGCAAATTAGTTGATAATACATACCTAGCGTTCTGCGCTGCCCTGGCCAGGCAATATTTAAGTACTAGGAAGCAAGTAACTGAACGAAGCGCAAACAGGATTGTGCAAACTGTCCTACAAGACCACCTGGAAGGCATACGACCCAAATGGAACTACAACATATACAACATCCTCAAACATAACGATAACATCGGATTCGCAGAAAACATGTACCTCAAGTTTGGTAGGTGGGTCATGCACATCCCGATTCTGAGTTGGAGTCTGCCGGAAAACGCCCAGCGGCCGGGCATCACTGGTCACCCGTTCAGATATCTATTGAGCATCCTCGCCACGTTAGCACTCCTCTACATATGCTTGAGCGGCGGATCCAGTACCGCCCATCAATCTACAACCCCGGCTCCTTCTATTACTATCCCCAATGCTCCGCCACCACCGTTGCCGCCATTGAAATCAGACACGCCCCCGTTAAACTCGATGAGTACAGACCAGAACACTTTAAGTCACTTACTCACCTTCGGCAGTTCTATTGCAAACCAGGTGTCTGGAGCCGTGATGAGTACATATCACAAATTGACGACCCCGCAAAAAGAAAATACTATCAAAGAGTTGCTGATCAGCTTGGGTTTGGTAGAAAGGTCTCAGCCTTGGTATGTGCGTTTACTAAGTTGGAAAAATATAGCACAAGCAAGTACAAAGCTCCAAGACTCATACAAGCAAGAGATCCATCCTTCAATCTTGAGTACGGTCGATACATTAAACCAATTGAAAGAGCCCTTAAAACAAACGTACACTTCGGCAAAGGAACATACGACATCTGCGGCGCAAAAATTGAAAGACTCCGTAGCAAATGGCGCTGGTACACTGAGTGCGACCATTCCACCTTTGATGCACACGTCACGGTCGAAATGCTCAAGCTATGCCACCAGTTTTATCGAAAATGCCAAGGACACAATCCGTATATGGAATCCCTGGCGCGCAGAACCATTCACAACAAGGGTACGACGCGCTACGGTGAGCGCTACAAAGTCACTGGGACACGGATGTCTGGCGATGTTGACACTAGTTTGGGAAACAGTCTCATCAATTACCACATACTTATACACGCTCTTAGACTCATCGGTATACGAGGGGATGCCATTGTCAATGGAGACGACAGCATCATCTTCACAAACGAACCCATCCCAACCGACAAGTACGTCCAAATTCTTCGACAGTTTAATATGGAAAGCGTTGTTCTTCCTTCGGTCAATAATATTCATAAAGTTGAGTTTTGCCGTACTAGGCTTATCTACCATCCGGACAAGAACCCGACTCTTATGTTTGATCCCGCTCGCTTGCGTAGTATATATGGTATGACGTGGAAAAGCTATCCCGACCACGTCTATGTTAAGTATTTAGAGGCGGTGTCACACGCAAATAGTTGTATGAATAGTAATAGCCCAGTTGGTAGAGAGTGGAAAGCACTTGAAAGAATAGGAAAACAGCTAAACCTTTTGGAACGAAACATTCAACTGGAGCTTGCCAAACAAAATGGAGCAAACCGACCATACACATGGGATTATTTAGATCCTTCAATCACCGAAGCATATCCAAACTACCGCATGACAGACAAGCAACACCCAACGGTACCACGCGAGGTTACACCCCTCGACCACCTCATAAACCACAACACTCAAGAACTACTACTGGGACCCCTAGGTTACTAAGGCCATGTAAAACCCACCAACGAGCGCCAGGAAGGGCCCTGGCACCCCCCGCAAGGGGAAAACAATATAAAACGAATAACCCAAAAACCCCTAGGATAACTACTAACAGTGACACCACCCGGCATGACCCCACGAACGAAATGGACACGATACCCGGCCGCAGCTGGTAAATAATATCGAAAGAGGGAACCCACCAGTCGTTAATACACCTGAGCAACAGAGAAAAACCCATGGGCC